TCCTCGGCCATCTGGCAGAAGAACGAGCATGAAAAAGAAGGCTCTCGCTTCATATCGCCACGTCCAGGCGGCAACTCGGCGAGCGACATGCGCTCACCTTTGCGCGGACCGCTGCGAAAACGCAGGAAGTTCGCATTAGGACCGATGTCTTCTTGAATTATCTTGATCTGGCCGAATCTCTCAGGGAAGTCATCGCGGATGTTCTGCCAGTAGGCTTGACCGCCTTTTGGACATCCGATACAGTTGGCATTGTCGTAGCCAAGGCGATACATCATCGGAAGTTCGATACCGGCTCGCTCGATCATAGCTAGACAATCTTCCTTGCCGAGGTCGCGCTCTATGAGCGGTGCCCGGAAACGCTCAGCAGGGAAGCGGTCGCAGAGGTCCTCGAAGCGTTCTGTTTCTTCTCGGGTGAACCCCAACACGTTCACATCGCCAGGCTGCGCGATGGTCGCCAGCAGGTTACGCTTGAGGACGCTTGAACATGGGGCACCGCGCAAGCCCTTCATGAATCGCTTGCGCTTCCACACCTCATCGGTGGAAGCCCCAAACTTCTCATCACGCAAAACGATAACCGGATGATCGAACCACTTCTCGCAGTCGGCAAAGAATCGCCGATTGTCCTCGTGTTCTTCCTTAATGAAAGCGTTGACGATCACCACTTCATCGGGCACATACCCGGCGAGAATCAGCTTGGTCGCTACCGCTGAAGCCGCACCGCAAGAAAACTGGCAAACTATGCGATATGATTGTTCTGTAGGTGTCATTCGGACTTGCCTCCGGATTGTTCAGGAATGGACGGGAGTTCGCGCTCCCGACACCCAAATTATACTACGCTCTGACCTGCACCCGCTTACCGTCTATTGTCAAGCGCGATCCGTTTTTCGCTCTCTCCAGTAACTGCGCAATATGTCCCATAGGCCGACTATTGCGGTAGCTTGCCAGAGTAGAGAGATGACGACCAAAAATAACAGTAAAACAGCTACTGGAATTCCGAACGCGATGATGAACACCCACAAAACAATCCATGCGCTGGTTGGCATCATGCTCTCACCTGCACTCGCTTGCCGTCCGTGGTCCAGTACGTCTTCGCATGGATCATGTCCACAGTCGTGCGCTTGTAGTCGATATTGGCTGGCTTCTGCGTCACGATCTGCACGCCCTTTGCCGGTGGCGGCGCTCCGCGTCCTGCGGTAGACGCCGGCTCGGCGGTGCGTGGCCGTCCGGTCAGGAACGGCTTGTAGCGCTCATTGACTAGCGATTCCATCACCGTTCGCGCGTGCTTGTCGAAGTTGACCTTGGTGAAGTTGAGCACGGTCGCCGGGTCGGGATTGCGCATCCCGCGATAGCGCTTGATCTGGCTCGTATAGGCCGGGTCTTTGGCCGCTGTCTGCGCGACGCGCTTCGAAAACTCCATCTTGAGCGCATTTGCGGTCGGCGCGTCAAGGTTTAGCCGCTTGGCGTAGGGCCGGAACAGCTCAGAGAACTTTGTGGACGCGTGCTGGTCGAGCTTGGGCGCGATGTTCGTATTCCAATGCGCCTCCTGCTCCCGCTGGTTGAACTGCGCTTCCCGATCAGAAAGCGAGTCCTTGCCGGCAGTGCGGCGCGTGCCCGTCTTGTCGCCCCCTTCGCCTGGCTTGGCCAGCTTTGCCGCATTCGCAGCCTGGGCATTCAGCCATTTGCCCATATTGCCAGCCAGCGCAATCACTTTCTGCTGCTGGTCGGCCGCCCATGCAGTTTTCTGCTCGGCGGTGAGCCATTGCGGGGGCGCTTGGTTCAGCACATCCACAAGCCCATTGAAGTTCGATACCAGTTCGCTCGATGCCAGCGCCTGGACGAAATGCGGGAGCACGGCGGCCGCGTAGGCTTCCGGGTCGGAGTCACGCACGCGGTCAAGGATAGACGGCGCAAGCTTTGCCAGCCCCTCGTTGAAGTCCTCGCCCAGCGCTTCGAGCGCCTTGGGATCGCCAGCGGCCAGCAGCTCATCCACCTCGGCCATCTCGCGCACGCTATCCTGCAATGCAGCGATAGCCTCTGCGCCATGCAGTTCGCCGCGCTCCGGGTCCGAGTGGATGACGGAATCGAGGATCGCGTACTTCTCGCGCACACCCTCAAGCCCCTGCTTTTCAAGCTGGCGCAGTGCGAACATCTGGCCGTGGTTGTCCTTGGCGAGGCGCGCAAACTTGGCAGACTGGGGGTCGCCTGAGTCGCGCAGGCTTTTCAGCCATTGCGAGTACTCGCGGCTGGCCTTGGACGAGTAGGGATCGTCCTGCTCTGTGCGCTGGCCTTCGCCGCCTTCGTTCTGCTCCGCGCCGTCCTGTTGCTCAACTTGATTCCCTGCGTCAAATTCTACTTGCTCAACTTCCATTACACCTTCGTCTGCCATGTCTCCTCGTTTCCGTCGCTCAGTTGAGCGGCTTTCCTACCACTGAAACCTTCTGTTTGACCGGCGTACCGCTCGCGTCCACGCCCTCTTTTTCGGTCGTGATTTCGTGCGTTGCGTCCTGGGGTTGCAGCGCGAAGGGTGGAATCTCCAGCCCCATGGACTCGAACATCTTAGTTTGCGCGTCTGGTGGGAACTTGCTGGGGTCGATGCTCACGTTGCCCTTGAATTCCATCTCCTTTGGCGGCTGCAATTGCTTGAGCATGTTCATGTGCTCTTCCCAATGAAGTTTCAGGTTCTGCCAGATCGCCCGCTGGTACTCGTTGCCATGCTTGAGCTTGCGCCCGGTCGGCGAAGTCAACAAGCCCAGCACGATTGCCGCGTGGATCATGTGATTCTCGCTGTTGTCCTGCGCGACTGGCACGGTGGAGACTTGCGGCGGCATGGCTTGCAACTGCTGTTGCAACTGCTGTGCTGCTTGCTGGAGCGCCTGCATGGCCTGCTGGCCCTCTGGCGTCTGCGCCTCGGGATGGGTCTGGCCTTCCGTAATCTGCTGCGCGATGGCGGCAATCTGCTGTCGTAATGGCTCCAACTGTGGATTCGGCACCGGGCCGGAGCGCATCAGAATCTCGAACTCGCCTTGCTGCGCTTCCACCTGGTCAGCGTTGGGGATGTTCAACTCCTTCAGGCTTGGGAACTTGGAAAACACGCTCAGATTGCGCGGGTCCATCATAATCTGCTGGTAGAGCGCCACATTGCTGCTCTGCGTCAGAAGATCGGTCATCTCTTCTTCTTGCTCGGCCAGCGTCTGCGGGATTTCCAGCGATTCCGGCTGTACGAGCACATTGCCCTGCAACTTGCTCAACTCAATCTTGAGCTTCTTCTGCCCCGGCAGCGATGCGCTGAAGTCGGCAATGCGATTCGCCGCGGCAGACTCAACCGCTTGCTGGGAAATGGCGCATACGGCCTCGCACAGTGCGCCCCAAGGCATCGACCAAACCTGCATTGCCTGGTCGCGCTTGAGTCGCGTGGTCTTGAACACGCCCTGGTCTTCGGAACCGTCTGCCTCTCCGAACGCCGCCGGCGAGCCGCCGTCCATCGCCTCGGGTCCGCCCTGGATGAGCCACTGAATGAAGGTCAGCAGCGAATCGTTGGGAACCGGCACACTCTCAACGCCGGTAATATCGTTGATTTTCAGACCTTTATCCTCAAGTCCAGTGACCGCAGTCACCTTCGCGGGGTCATTCGATTGAGAATTCAGGAGTTGCGTGTCGATATACGGCTCAAGTGCGTAGCGACGAGGAACCGCAGAACGGAAATAGCGATCAGCGAGTGAAATGTTTGCATTGAGCACCTTTTGCAGCGGAAGGTAGTTCGTGAGTAGCGCTTCGCGGTTCTGCCCGTCGCCCGGCCCTGGATGCACGAACTTGACACGCTTGGACATGCGCGAGTTGCGGCAGAAGGCGAAATTTCCGCCCGCGTGCCAGACTTCGAGACCATCGGGGAAGGTTTCGAGGAATAATTCGCGGATCTCCTCGTCTTCGATGCCCTCGTACTCGCTCGGCTTAAAGAAGGTCACGCTCTCGGTGGAGTCGTTCTTGTACGCCTCTCCGCTGGAACTGGACGCCTGGACTGCCAGCCGCACATTGATGCGCGCCAGCCGGTCGATCTGATCCATGCCGCCCACGTTTCCGCCCGCTGCGATCTTTTCGCGAATCCACGGATACTGCGACTTGAGTTTGTTGACGGAGACTTCGTGCTGGTAGCGGCACCAGCCCATCTCCTCCTCTTCGTCGGCCATGAGCGGGACTTTCCACTCCAGCTTGCCGCCGACAAAGGTTACTTCGCGTCTAGCTGGAGCCTCGGACGAATCTTGACTATCCCCGGAACCCATTGCGGAATCACTATCGCCTTCGCTCGGCTGCATCTCGGTCTCAGGCGTAACGCCGTCCGCTTCCTGGGCTCCATAAGTCTCCTGCTTTCTGTTGGGAAGTTCTGTTCCCCAGCGCGTCTGGTCGGCCACCGTGAACGTCAGGAAGCCAACGCGGTCATCTGTGCAGAAATATCCCGCCGCCTTCTTGACTACTCCCTTGAGGTTTGCCTGATGCAGAAACACTTCAAGGAACTTCTCGGCCTCTTCGCTTGCGGACTGGTCCATCGGATCTTCGTCGTCCACCGCGGCGACGGTCGTACCCGGCACAACCCGGCTAAGGAGCGCGGTAATCTTCTTATGGCGTGCG